TTCAAAATTGGTAATTGGTATTGCAACATCTTCTCCGTTGAAGATCATGGCGTTGTTCTCATATACCTTAAGTACACGGTTAGCGTCTCTCCACACTGGCATATAGTCCAAACCATTGCCCACAACCTGCAAAATTGATTTGTGGTTGTAGAATCCGATTCCTGTATAAGTATCAATTATTGATCTTGCAATGAGTTCGTTTTTCTTGTAGTTTGCAATGTCTGTTGCAGTGGTAGCAAGAGAACTGGGGTTTACGTATGGTCTAACAATGTCTAGATTTGACTCATAGATAATGTGCTCATATTCTGCATCATAGAATCGAATGAGAAATTGTCTGTCAAATTGAACCTTTGCTGCTGGAAGAATGTAGGTTACTACCCCATCTTCGTTTGATGTGATGGTTGATGTTTCAATTGAGTGGTCCACCAAATCCTCAACATAGACAATGTAGTCATAATCAGCATCTGGTAGTGTCCAGGTGGTTGTAATTGGATAAGGTGGAACCCTCAAAATTTCCATTTAGAGACCGTACCCCTTGGCGACATCTTCTGGTGTCGCTAGTGTGATGTGACTGCGAGTAAGCCACTTTTCTGCCTGCTCTTCGGTTACAATGTTAAATCCAACCTCTACAGATCCTACACCATTCCAGGTTACGTTTCTTGTTGACAATAGGGCAACAGTTTTATCAGCATTTTTCTTTTCAGTCTTTGCTGGCTTCTCTGTCTTCTCTACTACTGGAACAACTTTCTCAATTACAGGAGTCTCTTCTACCTCTTCGATAGTAGCCTCTTCTTGTTCCTTTGCTGCGAGTTCTTCTGCTTCTTCTTGTAGAAGTGCCAAGAATTCCTCTTCTTCGTTAATTAGTTCGTCTGACATAATTACCTCCTAAATTACAATTATAACAGAATAAAATTAAAAAGAGGGCAGAGCCGAAGCCCTGCCCCCTCTTAAAGGGTAGTTACAGACTATGAGTCTGCTCCTGCGTCAGCGAATGCAATTGCATCCTCTTCCTCCCACTGAAGACCGAAGCGGACGAATACGGTGTATTCAATTGTGTCCTTCTTTGGCTTGTATTCACGGTTTACAGTGATGTCTCTCTGGAAACCCCAAATACGGTTCTGAGGGAATGTAAGGTCAACGTAACCTGCTGGGTAGTAAGGAACTTCCTGAACGTCAATTCCTAGAACACGAGTGGTGCGAGCACCACCGAATGTCTGACCAGCACCGTCTAGGTATGCCTGACGGTTTGCAGGGGTACCTGCTGGAGTACCAGCAAATGCCTCGGCAATAGCGTCTGCTAGGGTACCGTTGTGCTTGATAATACCCTGGAATGCGTCAGTACCAGCGTAGAACTTAAGGTTGTTCTTAAGTGCACGATACTTACGTGGCATAGCCAAGATAATGTTCTGCATTACATCTGGAGTCCAAGCGTTGTCTGAGACAGTCACTACTGACTCGTGGGCATCGCCATTCTCCTTAGCCTTGTTGATAAAGCCTTCCATGATACCGAGGAATGCACCATCGCCACTGTCGCCAGTACCGTTGATTGCTAGGTCCTCAATGTCATTTGCGAACGCATTTGTCATAAGACGTACTAGGTGATCCTCTAGAGCACCACCTTCAATACCGTCTTCAAGTGCTTCTGATGAAACTTCCCAGTCAAGACGAATCTTCTTGGTGGTAAGTTCTACCTTTGTAAACGATGCACCTGCGTTGGTGTAGTTACCTACAGCCTGTGCAGCAGCACGGATTACACGCTCTCCCACGTTAACCTTTTCAAGTTCCATGGTGTTTGCTCTCATGGTCACACGGCGACCATCCTTGGCGAGAACTGTGGCATCCCACACGTAGTCAATAAAACGACGTGCTTGCTCTGGGCGAAGGATACCGCTACCTGCCTCACCAGAAGGGTTTACTGCGTTTGGACCAGTTGTTAGTCCTGCAAGTGCTACTGGAATGTTTCCAACAGCACCCTGTGTTGCGTAGTTACCTGGTACGTTTGAACCATCTTCCGAACCTGATGCAAATGCACCCTGTCCTTGGTAAAGACCTGGAGTTGTTCCTCCTAGTTCACCAGACGCACCTGGTTGATTTTTAATAATTTCTTCCGACATATTGTTCACCTCCTGAGTGATTTTGTATTTGTTTTTATCTAAATAGATCGGCAGTTTTGAGGAAACGTCCGCCCCATAGGGATTTCTCAACCTGTGCTGGTTGATTTTCCTGTACGATCTCGCCTAGATCGCCAGACTTGCGGAAAGCAGTGTCAGCCTCAACAGCATCCACTCTCTTTCCAAACTCGTCAAACACGCCCTTTGTTGCAGTTACCTCATTTTTTACTGCAGCAATTGACTTGTGTAGTTCTGCGATTTGCTCGGCTTGTGCCTGAACAACCGCAGTTAGATCGCTAAAGGCTTTTGTGACGGTGTCCTTGATGTCTGCAACTGCAGTCTCAAGAGCCTCGTCTGACTTAGCAACAGGCTCTACAACTTCGTCTGTTGATTCCTGCTCTTCACTGGCATCGGCTAGATTTAGAGCCTCTTCCATTGGAACAACGGTAGTAGTGGTTTCAGCCTTTTCTACCTCTTCAACAGCATCTTCAGTTACTTCTTCGCCTGCGTCTGCCTCTGGAGCGACCTGTGATTCTTCAACTGTAGTCTCTTCAGCAACAACCTCTTCGGCTGGTGCATCAAGAACTACTTCATTTGTTGTGTCAGTCATAGGACTTACCTCCTTGTTAATCTTAGATGCACTAATGCCTTTAGCACTATCAACTAAGAACTTTATCATATCTGTTTTTTCGTTATCGTTCTTTTCAACGAAACCTATGTTTTGCATTGGTGCTCCAGTGGTTGGGCTTACCTCTGCTTCATTTTCAGAAATCTTTACAACGCCAGACTCTGGGTCCCAGAACACGTTTTCGATTTCAGTGTTTACAGAGTCTCCCTTAATGGTGTCTACGCCATCTACCTTTTGAACAGATAGAATATTGGCGAATTGGTTTGCTGGAGTGTCTACTAGAGATAGTTCCATTAGGTCGTACTCTTTAATAATTCTAATTTGCTTGTCAACGTTTGAGTCGTATGCATCTTCATACTTGTTCATTCTACCGCCGATTGAGAAGCCAGAAAGGGTGCCATCCAAGACCTTTTCCCAAGTGTCCTGAGCACCCTTTGAAACATATGCTGATACGTAAACGCCTGAATAAAACTTCTTTGACTCAGGATCGAAATACTTGTCTTCTTTGAACGATACCATCTTGCCAACTGCTAGAGGTTGGTGCATTTCACGGATGTTGCCACGGAACTTGGAGAAGGCTTTCATAGAAGCCTCTGCAGTAACAATGTCAGACTGTCGGTCAACATTGTCAAGCGTAGCAAAGCCAGAAACGATTCTTCGTTCCTTATCTACTTTGCTGAACGGCATTGAAAGGCGAACATTTTCACCCTCAGTGTCCCAGTGTACTTTTGCAATAGTCATAGTATCTTAATTATAGAGCCCTTTTTAAACTTTATTACTAAATTATAACACATTATTGAACAGAGCGTCCCTCACCCTTTGGATTACGTCCAGCAACTGTTGCTGTGTTATCCGAAGAGTTTGAACTTCTCTCTGCATCTCTTTGACGAGTCTGTTGGGTGTTTGCTGTAGCGTCTGCTGACTGACGAGCGTTCAGTTCAAGAAAGTCGTCTGCCTCTTCCATCTGTGGAAGACCCAATGTCTCACGTGCTTCATTTCTAGTCATAACCTGATTACGAACATAACGCTCAATAATCTGTGACTGTGCAATTTCATCTGTAAGGGTAAGTTCATTAAACTTGAGTTCAACAATGTCTGTCTTCTCGTTAATGATCTTATTGATAACCTTTTCTAGGTTTCTTTGTGCTGGTCTTGCTACCTGCTCTTTAAACGTGCGGTCCTGTGCTAGGGCAGCAGCGATGGCAGCAGAGTCTCCTCCACCAATCTTGGATAGTGGGACTTGGTGTGCAACAAGAATATCGTCTCTATTACGAATACGGTATTCGTTGAACGATGCTTCTTGTGTACCGCTTTCAACAGCCTCCATCTTAAACTCAACCTTGTTGGTGTCTGAGTCTCCTGGAAGTGGAATGTACAGGGTTCTGTGGTTAGACCCCTTGAGGCTTGTCTGTAGGAAGCGGAACATCTTGTCCTCTGCCTCTTCGGAAAGTTTTGCACCCTTTAGGGTTACAATGTATCTTGGCACACCCTTGTTGGTGAAGTAATCAATGTTGTACTGTGACGCTAGTGCGTCTCCCTGAAGTGCACCAACTGCAGACAGGATGTCTGGTACACCATAGAAAGAGTTCAGTGGTGAGTACTGCTTGATATGAATAATCTCGTTTGGACGTGGATCGTTAGTAATTGGGTTTACGTTCTTAGCACCAAAATTACGGAAGTATACTACTTTGTTTCCAATGATCTGAATGTATCCGTCACGTAGACGACGCACACGCATGGTTGTAGCAGGAATGTGACCCACATAACCAATTTCACCAGTAACAGTTCTACCAATTTCAAGGTATCCGTTGCCAGTTGATTCGTAGTCTGTCCACAACTTCATCAGTGTTGATGTCATAGACTCTTCGTTATTCAAAGACTCAAACCATTCGCTAACTTCTACCTTGGCTCTCTCAACACGCTTACGTGCTTTATCAATTGCACTAGCGTTGTCAGATGACTCAAGAGCCATTAGAACTCTCTTTGTAGCCTGAAGTTCATATCCCAAACCAACGATGTTTTCTACCTTTGCGTCAATAGCAGCGTGGTTAGCAAATGAGGTGTCGTAATAGTTTGCAAGTTCGTATAGGTTCCACGGCGGTGTGATGACATCAAATAGACCATATCCATTTCTGTACACTTTGCCAGGGTTAATCTCTTTTGAGTATGCCCCATTCACACCAGAGTTAATTGCTAGAGCACTGTCCTGATATTGTAGTGATGTTACGTCTACGTTATTGTACTGTAGGGTTGACTCCACAACAGGATCATTGTTTAGTTTTTCAAGCCTGTCTGTTCTACGCTTAAAGTTCTTTTCAATTCCAGAGAATGCCTTTAGTTCGTCCCATGACTTGTTGAATGGGTCTTGTGCCTTAAACTTGTCCAGGTCTTGCTGGAGTTCGTCAATGCCCAGGTCTCTTACGTAATATTCTTCTGACATCTTATTCATCTCCATAAAGTTCAAGTGTCTTCTTGGCAGCAATAACGGCACCAAGGTCGTTCATAGATGGGATTAGTCCCTGGCTCATTCTATCTACCTGCTCTGAGTGCTCCTCGTCGGAGATCTTCTTCATGTTTGGATAGAATACGGCACGACCTTCTGGTTGCCCCCAATACTTTGCAGCATCTGCAAGTTCTTTGATCTTAGACTTGTCGTCTTTCATGCCCTCAATTGATAAAACATTTTTATCAGCATCCATGAATGGCTTTCCGTTTGGTTTCATCCATACGTATGTTCCAAATAGAGAAAACTCTTCCTTAACTACCTGGATTCTTGGCTTTTGAACTTTACTTAGAAGTTGGTTGTCGAATGAATTCATAACCACTAGTATACCATATTATGACGGTTTCTTGGTAAATGAGACCGAAGATAAACGTCTATATGTTCTAAACCTATAACTAGATAACGCAATTCCCTGGTTATCTTCAAAGATAATCTTGTTAGTTCCCACATACGCCTTAAAGATTTCTGGCAAACTGATGCCAAGAGAACTACTCTGACCGATCACAAGAACGTTGTTCCATGAGTATGTTCCAATAGTTTGACCAGTACCCCTCCAGAAGTTCCATGCAAGTTCTTGATTTGTCAGGGTTTCTCTGACTCTGTCCCAGACCCTAAAAGTTGTAAAAATCTTTTCCTGAAGACCAGTTGACTGATAATACGACAAGTGGTTTACCATGATGGGACCATTAATCCTGAATGCACCAGAATAACTATCTAGATTGAGTTTCGCTGCGAAAGAGATTCCTAGCATTGACCATTCTTTTGTTGAGATGGTTGGACTCTTGACAAGTTTTCCGTTTATGTAGAATGCGATGCCGTTCTCTTCTTCACCAGTTTTTGCATTAATTGCATATATTTTTGCTCTCTTTCCATTTGGGTGAGTGGCAACTAGGTAAAACTTGATGTAGGTATCCTTGGACTGAATCTCAAAGATGGGGGTAGAAGCATATGGGAAAAAATCTCCGTTAAACCTTAATAATATTTGAAGGGCTGCCACATCAAACTTTGTTGACAACTTTGAGTTTAGCGGTACAGTCAACCCTCTGTTCTTTCGTGGCTCGTAATCTCCAACCAACTCAATGCCAGATGTTCTACTTAGGAAAAGATATGGGGTGCTTCTCTTATAAATCTTAAATGGATTGTTCTCTTTGTAATTGAAGTAGATACCGCTTTTTGTATATGGATAGAGGGGGATGCCAAACTTGGTGCCAATGGGAGTTGGCGTTTTTGAATCTAAAGCCTGAGATGTAAGTTCTATGTTGTGGATAGCGACTGGCTTGCTTCTCACTCCGTCTACAACCATATCTACGTGAACTACAATTGCTAGGTCAGAGAACTTTATTGATTTTGGTGGGTATATAACTGTTCCGTCAATGACTTCGTACTTTGTGTTAACCCACTCGTCCCCTGCTTTGATAAGGTTGTTACTACTGACGTTTTCAGTATTTGTATAATTCTCGATTGGAGTGTTCGCTCCTCCGCTAACATACTGAAATGTTATGTAGGTTTTTGCTGAGTAAAGTTCTGTGTCATAGGAGTACTGTGTTTGCGTCCTGTTCTTTAAATCTGCATAAGATGCGTATCCACTAAACAGTTCATTGTCTAGTTCTGCATATGAATATTGAACTGGTGAACCATACTCAGCCTGAAGTTCTCCATAGGTCCAGGCACCTGTATCAGACTTTTGCTCAAAGAATTTTCCTGGGGATGGGTATCCAATATTAAACTGAATAAAGTCCAGATCATAGTAGTTGCCAGTTTCAGCGTCTCTAACATACTTTGCAAAGTGAGACAATGGCACATAATCTTCCCATGTTGAATGGGTTGATATGTCAAGAATGAAGTTGCCAAAGAACTGCTTTGGGGTAAGTCTGTAGGTTGCTACGTGAGCGTAGAATTTATCCGACATCAATGCGTATGGGTCTCCTCCATCAAGGACCTCAGCCCAATATTCTGGATCATTTCCAAAATAGGTATATCCAGCATCATAGACTACGCTCTGAAAAGAATCTTTGTCCATGGCAATTCCATCTTGAGTGAACATGAACCCAACTGGGCTAACATTTCTCCTTGTTGACATTGAGAAGTTA